CCACGCCAAGCGTGAGCGCATCAAGGCTGGATCAGGCGAAAAGATGCGTAAGGTAGGTAGCGAAGGCGCACCATCCGCTAAAGACTTTAAAGAATCTGCTAAGACTGCTAAACCTACACGCAGAGAGATGATTGCTTCTAAGATGAAGGATATGTGATGTTTAAAAAAGAAAAGGTTAAGCCCGAAAACAGCTTACTACAACCCCATAAAGAATCCACGCTAGAGAAACAGCAACGATTGCGTCTAGAGCGCAGGGCTATGCTTGCCAATAAACTAAAAGACTTGGATAAAGAAGTTTTGTAATGGACTTAGCTAGTGCATTACGCTCCTTTAGTGATAGGGTGGTAAACCTACCTACCGAGGCACAGCGTTTTATGTACAACCCCCAAGCATTTACCCAAATGTTTGGCGTTAACCGACTACCCAATGAAACAGGGTTTGCTGAAGGCGCAATGGTCGGTGATCGTAAATACGGTAGTGAAAAAGGCTTTAAACAGGGTGAACCGCTGGCTTTGCCTATCGCTGTAGCATCAATGGGCGCACCACTTGCCGCCCCAACTGCTAGAGCATTAGCACCAAAGGCCGCAAGCATGGCAGAGGATTATCTTTCCAAGATTGGTGGCATTCAATATATTGCACCGCAAAACAAAGCTTTAGCTGACGCTATTCGCAAAAAGCCAATTGGTGACTTTGATGTGCGATTTGACAATAAACGCAAGTCAGACATAGAAAAGATAGCCACTACTGTGCCTGTGGTCGAGCAATTAAACAAAACCCCAATCCCTAAAGTATCGTTGGCAGACTTTGAAGGCAGACCATTTATAACCAGTATGTCTGACCGTACTGCCGCTGGCGGTGACTTGCTAGGCGTAAACGATGTCATGTTTAAAAGACCCGTACATTTATATGGCGGGCAAGACTATATGTTTAACGCACCCAATCAGGTGTGGGCATCAGCACAAAGCGCAGTTAAGCCAATCCTTGAAAACGCCAAACTTCTTAAAGAGGTTACTGGACAGAATCCGCTTTATATTCCTTGGAGAATGGCCCCATCGGGTGGTGACTTTGCTCACATGACAGGCGAAAGTATGCTCGGATACGCTGAAGCCGCAATGGGCAAAACAGATAAAAAAGCGTTAAATGCCGCAATTAAAGATTTAATCCCAAGCTGGAAAGGCGTAGATAACGCTGAAAGCATTGCCCAATATAGAGCCGCACCAAAGGTCGTAAGGGATTCGATCATGCAGATCATGGATAGGGATTTTAGAAACCTAGGCGGCTTAAACTACGGTCAAGCTAGGTTATCGGTTACTGATCCACGCCAAATCAATGCTATGGAAGGTGGAATACAAAACATTGGTGAAATTTTTGCAGATCAACCCATGATTATGAAATCAGGCCACCCATCTTATCCACGGGGTGTAGCAGGTCAAGGGTTAGGAACAATTGACAAAGAATATAATATTTTTGAACTTTTGCCCAATGTAGTAAAAGAGCGTGGCATTGCTAACCCAAGAAACCCATCCGATCCTGACTTGCGAGCAATGCAGATGAAGCCATATTCAGGAATCCTAACCGCAAACTTACTAAGACAGCTAGGGTACTAATACAAGTATTCAGGTTTAAATTGATTTGCCATCTGTTCGCCAAAGCGTTTAGTTAAAAAGTCACACACAGATTCATGGGTCACAGAAACAATGCCCGAAGCAACACAAAAGGTTTCATGTAAGGTAAGAGCATCAAGCATTGGCTTAGACATAGGCACATCAACATTAACAGTGGGTGTCATTGCAATCTCCTTGTTTTGTAATATAATTGTACCAAAGATTAATCTATCTTAACAACCACTTGGATAAGGTATGAGTTCTACAGTAGAAAAGACTAGAAAAAAGACAGGCGGGCGTGTTGCAGGTGTGCCTAATAAGTCAACAGCCCTCGCTAGAGAGGCTATCGCTAAGTTCGTGGATGGTAACAGCCATAAGTTACAAGAATGGCTTGATGAGATCGCTATGAATGAAAAGCTTGGCCCTAAAGTCGCATTTGATTGCTTCATGCAGGTAGCTGAGTACCATGTACCCAAGCTGGCTAGAACAGAACACACAGGTGATGCAGACCAGCCCGTCAAGGTAGTTCACGAACACAAGTTCCTAGATTGAAAGAAGTAGTAATCAAATATGAGTATCCCTACAAGGCACGGGATGCGTTCATAGACTTCCATAAGCGTGACCAACGCTGGGCTGTATTGGTATGCCATAGACGAGCAGGAAAGACCGTAGCGACCATTGCTGACACGATCCGTAGGGCAGTCATGGAGAAGAAAGAGAACGCCCGTTACGCCTACATAGCACCGTACTACGCACAGGCTAAGAACATTGCATGGGATTACTTACTCAAGTTTGCAGAACCAGCCATAGTCAAGGCTAATCAATCTGAATTATGGATAGAGTTAGTCAATGGGGCTAAGATCAGACTATTTGGCGCAGACAATCCCGATGCCTTACGGGGTCTTTACTTAGATGGGGTGGTCTTAGACGAGTACGCAGATATGAAGCCAAGGCTATGGGGTGAGATTGTTCGCCCATTGCTTACAGATCGCCAAGGCTGGGCTACCTTCATCGGTACACCCAAGGGGCATAACGCCTTCTATGACATCTATAACGAAGCCCAAAAGAACCCGAACTGGTATGTCAAGACCCTAAGAGCAGACCAATCAGGATTGTTGCCTGAAGCTGAACTCTTAGACGCACAACAGTCTATGTCAGCCAACCAGTACGAGCAGGAGTTCCTCTGTAGCTTTGAAGCCGCCATACTGGGCGCATTCTACGGGCAGGAGATGCGTAGGATTACAGACCTTGAGCGCATTACTACGGTGGACTATGACCCAATGTTCCCATGCCATACCGTATGGGACTTGGGCTACAACGATTCCACAGCAATTATTTGGTGGCAATGCGTATACGGTGAGATACGGGTGCTAGACCATCATATGTCTAACGGTCAAGCCATACCGTACTACCTTGGATTACTAGCGCAGAAAGAGGATGAGTTCGGGTACAAGTACGGCTATCACTACCTGCCCCATGACGCTAGGGCTAAAACCTTGGCGAGTGGTGGCAAGAGCATAATCGAACAAATTGCGACAAAAATTGACATAAATAAGCTAAAAATTGTTCCAAACCTATCACTTCAGGATGGAATACAAGCTACAAGACTTGCATTAACCCGTGCTTGGTTCGATAATAAGTGTGACGAACTAATTGAATGTTTGCGCCAATATCAAAGGGAGTGGGATGATGATAAGAAAGTATTTAGAGATCGCCCGAAGCATGATTGGACATCACACTCTAGCGATGCGATGCGCTATCTCAGCATCGTTTGGAAAGATGAAGATAGCCCTATCCTCAAAGATACAAGGGTTAAAGGCGTATCTGTCGGGGAAAACGAAATAACCCTAAACGAATTGTGGAAGCAAACACCTAAATCAACTTACAGGAGAATTTAATATGACAGCCGCTAACGCAACCTTTGCACTACCCTACGAGCATGTAGCCGCTTCACAAACAGCCCAAGTATTAGGCGCAACTGGTGCTACAGGTGATTATTTGCACCGTTTAGTTATTACTGTATCCGCTACAGCTACTTCTACTGTAAGCCTGTTAGACAATACTACATCTCATGTATTAGTAGCCGCCAATACTGCAATCGGTGTTTATTCCATTGAAATAAATACTTTTTCTAAAAATGGTGCTTGGAAAGTAACTACTGGCGCAGGAGCAGAAGTTATAGCAATGGGTAACTTTACCTAAGGATTAACATGGATCACACCTACGAAAATTGGTATAACACCATAGCAGGGTACGAAAGAGCGTACAAGGAATGGGAAAGCAGAACTGACCGCATCATCAAGCGGTATCGTGATGACAGCCGTACTAGAAATAACCCTAACGCCCGCTTTAATATCCTTTGGTCAAATGTACAGACCATTACCCCAGCTATCTTTGCCCGTCTACCAAGACCCGATGTAAGCCGTAGGTTCAGAGATAACGATCCAGTGGCACGGGTGGCATCGATGATGCTTGAACGGGCATTGGACTATGAGATTACACATTACGGTGACTACAAGTCTGCCATGAGTCAGTCGGTCTTAGACCGTTTACTGGGTGGGCGTGGTACATCGTGGGTACGCTACGAACCGCATATTGCTGGTGAAGCTGGTGGCATGGCTGAAGGTATGCCTGAAGATGGGTTACAGGTTACCGAGGACACAGACGAAGCCGAAACAGAAGGTGGTATCTATCGTGAGGATCAGGAGCGCATCGAGTACGAATGTGCGCCCGTTGACTATGTTTATTGGCGGGACTTTGGACATACGATTGCCCGTACATGGGAAGAAGTAACCGCTGTATGGCGTAAGGTCTACATGGAACGCCCTGCCCTAGTCGAGCGTTTTGGTGAAGAACTGGGTAATAAGATACCCCTAGACACAAAACCTGAAACTTCTAAAACTTTCAACGAGAAGATGGGTGAAGGCGCATCCGAAGCCGTTATCTATGAGATATGGGATAAGACATCGGGCGAGGTGCTTTGGATTTCTAAGTCATTAGGTAAGATACTTGATACACGCCCTGACCCGCTAAAGCTTGAGAACTTTTGGCCCTGCCCTAAACCTTTATATGCAACGCTGACTACAGACAAGCTAGAGCCGATTCCTGACTTTGTTCTATACCAAGACCAAGCCAAGCAGTTAGACACGCTGGCTGACCGCATAGATGGTTTCATTAACGCCCTGAAAGTACGGGGTGTCTATGACGCATCCGAACCAAGTCTTGCCCGCTTGTTCTCCGAGGGTGAGAACAATACCCTGATTCCTGTCAAGAACTATGCCGCCTTTAGTGAGAAGGGTGGAATGATGGGGGCTATTAACCTTGTGGATATTGCCCCAATAGCTAGTGCCTTGCAGATGTCGTATCAGGCAATGGATCAGGTCAAGGGTCAAATCTACGAGATTATGGGTATTGCTGACATCCAGCGTGGACAGACTGACCCCAATGAAACACTTGGCGCACAGATTATCAAGTCTAACAATGCGGCAGGTCGATTAAAGACCATGCAACACGCTGTCGTAGACTTTGCTACCGAACTCTTGAGCATCAAGGCGCAGATTATCTGCAATCACTTTACCGATGACACCATCGTCAAGATCAGTGGTGCAATGCAACTAAGCCCACAGGATCAGCAATTAATCCCACAAGCTTTAGCCTTATTGCGTAACGAATCCGCTAAAAACTTCCGTGTTGAGGTGACCAGCGACTCGATGATATTCCAAGACGAACAGCAGGAAAAGGCTGACCGTCTAGAGTTCTTATCCGCTATGAGTGGGTTCTTATCGCAAGCAGTACCAGCGGCACAAGCTACCCCCGAACTTACCCCTATGTTAGTCGAGATGCTGAAGTTTGGTGTCACCGCATTTAAGGCAGGTAAAGGCTTAGAGGGCATGATTGACGAAACCGCTGACAAGTTCCGTGAGCAAGCGAAGGCGGCAGAAGGACAACCCAAGCCACCTAGCCCTGAACAGCAGAAGATGGAAATGCAGATGCAGATCGAGCAAGCCAAGATGCAAGCAGAAGCACAGAAGATGCAGATGCAACAGCAGATTGAACAGGCTAAGATTCAGGGTCAGATTGAACTGGAGAAGGCTAAACAGGAGTATCAAGCCCAAGAGAATCAGCTTAAGTTCCAACTTGAAGATCAGCGCAACCGTGAGCAGATGCAGATGGAGATGGACTTGGAGCAGACCAAGATGGATTCTAGCAATAACAAGGAACTGTTACTTGCCTACCTCAACAATGCGGCTAAGATAGAAACCACCCGTATCACGGCAGGACTAGACACGGGCGAGGCGGCTTACGCTGACAATGTACAAATGGCTAACATTTTGCAAGACCAATTAGGATATTCCGATATGAAAAACCACCCACTACAACCCGCAATTGAGAGTATGCAGATGAGCAACCAACAATTAGCGCAGATGTTGGCTACATTGCTAGACAAACTTAGCCAGCCTAAAACTGTGGTCAGAGGACAAGACGGTAAGATTATTGGAGTTCAATAATGCCTATAACAGTCAAGCATAGTAAGACTTCAGCAATACCTGACGCTGGGGATTCAACCCTAGTACAGCCATCCGATTGGAATGCTGACCATACCCTTACTGGGCTTGGCACGATGGCAGAACAGAATGCCAATACGGTAGCCATTACGGGTGGAACAATATCAGGGGTGACTATCCCTGCATCGAATGTCACAGGAACGCTAGGCGTAGCCAATGGTGGTACAGGCGCAACAACCCTGACAGGCTATGTCAAGGGCGCAGGAACTTCTGCCTTTACAGCATCCTCGACCATTCCCAATACAGACATTACGGGACTAGGCACGGCATCTACTAGGAATGCTGGATCGGCTAACGGTGTTGCTACCCTAGATGCTGGCGGTAAAGTACCTGTAAGCGAACTTCCTGCCGCAGTCTTAGGCGCACTTAGCTATCAAGGAACTTGGAATGCAAGCACTAACACCCCTACTCTTACTTCCTCTACTGGTACTAAAGGTTATTACTATGTTGTCAGCGTTGCTGGTAATACTAACCTTGATGGGATTACTGATTGGCTTGTGGGCGATTGGGCGGTATATAACGGAACTGTTTGGCAAAAGGTTGATAACACCGAAACGGTAACCTCAGTCAACGGGCAGACAGGCGCAGTCGTATTAACCACGACCAATATTGCTGAAGGTACAAACCTTTACTACACGGATGCACGGGCTAGGGCTTCTGTAAGTGCTGGAACTGGCATTAGTTATGTTTCAGGTACAGGTGTAATTACTAACTCAGCCCCCGACCAAACCGTTGTTTTAAACGCTGGTACAGGAATCAGCACAAGTGGCACTTATCCCAACTTTACTATTACCAATACAAGCCCGTCTTTAGGTGGTGATGTGGTTGGCCCAGCAAGCGCTACAGATAACGCAGTAGCTAGATTTGACAGCACAACAGGTAAATTATTACAAAATAGTGTGGTTACAGTCGGAGATTCAGGTGCAGTTGCAGGCGTTACCACACTATCCGCTTCTACTAGCGTTACTACTCCAATCGTTCAGGCTACCAATTCAGGCGGTTTAGCCCTAAGAAACTCTGCTGGAACAACCCAAATTAGCATGGGTGGCGGTGGTGGCGATAATGTCACTATTGCTGTAGCTACAAATATTAATGGTGCAAACGCACAAATTGACATTAGCCCTACGGGTACTGGTCATGTACACATTAAGCCTACAGGTACAGGTTCTCTTGAAATTGCACCTACAAACGCTGGAACAATGAACAACATGGTTATTGGTGGAGTAACACCTTTAGCCATTACAGGCACAACGATTACAGGCACTAGCTTTGTAGGTTCAGGAGCAAGTCTTACTAATGTGGTTAATTCATTAACTGCAAGCACAGGAATCAGCGTATCAGGTTCAACTGGTGCGGTAACTGTAACGAATACTGCTCCTGACCAAACAGTCGCTATATCGGCTGGGACAGGAATTAGCGTTACGGGAACTTACCCTAACTTTACTGTAACCAATACTGCACCCGATGTACCATTTACTTACACATCAACCTACATTCCATATGGTCAAGGCACTACAACGCCTAATCAATCGGCTAACCTAACCTTTGATGGCACTAGCCTAACCGCACCAGTTCAACGGGCAAGCAACGGTATTGTGACTAACAATAAGACCATCGGCACTAGCTTTACTATCCCATCTACGGATAACGCTATGTCATCAGGCCCAGTAACCTTATCGGCTGGCGTAACAGTCACAGTTTCTAGTGGGTCACGCTGGGTAGTTCTGTGAGTTTTGCTACCGCTTTCCAAGCTAATGCGTTCCAAAATAACGCATTCCAAATTTACACACCACCGCCACCTGACAATGCCAAGGTAGGTGGAGATGACGCATGGACAGAGGATGA